TCAATAGTTCTTGGAATAGTAGAAATGATTATAAAGACCTCAATGAAATAAGAGGTGCTAAAGTAATTAAAGCATTACTAGAAGAACAGTCTTCTGCTGTTAAAAGTCAAATTAAGTCTGTACCTGTTATATTTATATATAGAGACAGAAGTTTAATTGGTAGGTGGGACGCAGATATATCTTTAACGATAAAAGTACCTGTTGAAGAATTACAAAATGTAGTAAACAGAAATAGATATAGAAGGGTAACAAGTTATGATTAGCAAACATATATCAGAAAAGGAAGCAACTAAATCTATTACTGCATTAAGATTAGGTATAGATAACACACCTGACGGAGACACACTAAACAATATGAAAATAGTTGCAGAAAAAGTATTTGAACCATTAAGAGAATGGGTAGGGGGTGCAATTAAGATAAATAGCTTTTATAGATCACCTGCTTTAAATGAAGCTATAGGTGGAGCTTCTGACAAATCTGGGCGACAGACAAGTCAGCACTGTAAAGGTCAAGCAATAGACATAGATGATATATACGGACACAAAACTAACAAAGAGATGTTTAATTACATAAAAGAAAATCTTGACTTTGACCAACTTATATACGAATTTGGTACAGACGACAATCCATCTTGGGTACATTTCTCATATGTAAGTGAAGATAAAAACAGAAACAGAATATTAAAAGCTGTTAGAGACGAAGGTAAAACTAAATACATAGACATAACATAATGAAACAAATATTAGCTAAAATTTTTGGAGGTGCTGCAGGAGGTGTAGCAGAAAAAATATCTGGTATAATTGACAAACATACTTTTAGTAAAGAAGAAAAAGCAAGGTTTGAAAAAGAAATGACAGAAGTATTTATAAAAGCTGAATCTGATATGCAAAAAAATGTTACTGAAAGATGGAAAGTAGATTTAGAACACGGTAATTGGCTTACAAGATCAGTACGACCTTTGGTATTAGTGTTTTTAATATTTACTACAGTATTAATGGTATTTATAGATTCTGGTTCTTTAAACTTTAATGTAGAAGAAAAATGGACGGAACTTCTGCAGCTCACACTTATAACTGTTATTGGTGCATATTTTGGTGGAAGGTCAATTGAAAAGGTAAGAAAGAGATAATGCCTAAAGCAGTAGTAAACATATACAAAAGCCGATCTCGTAAGAGAAAGGGAATACACGCTAAAAGTAAGTCAAGTAAAGTAAAGACAAGCAAGAATTATTTAAAAAGATATAAAGGTCAAGGTAGATAAATTTTTTTTATATATTTGCTTTCGCTTATAGCTAAACTTGCATAACCTAATAAAGATGGACGATGCTTGGTTCAGATAATATTTTAGTTTCTTTTTTGTAGGGTTTTTTCTTTTCTTTCTTTTTACTCTTTTTCTTTCTTTTCTTTTTTATATATTTATACAACTCTTAAATAGATGAGAAAAATATCTCGTAAAGGTCTAATAAACAAACTAGATAGAATATTTAGTGAATACATTCGCAAAAGAGACGCAAATAAAAAAGGTATGTGTAAGTGCATAACTTGTTCTAAAGAATTTGCTTGGAATAATATAGATGCAGGACATTTTATATCTCGTAAAGAAATGAATACTAGATGGGATGAAAGAAATGTAGCTGCTCAATGCGCATACTGTAATAGATTTAGATATGGTAGACAATATGTATTTAGTTTAGCATTGGATAAAAAACAAGAAGGTCTATCTAAAATTCTGTATAAAGAATCTAAAATCATAGTAAAACACTCTATGGATGATCTACATAATTTAGTAGAATATTATAAAAATTTATTGGATATAGAAAATAAACGACTATCTTTATAAGTTCTTACCTACTTCGGTAAGCGTTTTGTTTTATTAAGGGGAGAATTAATTTTCTCCCTTTTTTTTTGTTTATTAACTTTTTTTAATTACTTTTGATGTAAACAAAATGCTTATATGAATACATTACAAAAATTACTAAAACAAACTGACTACGATTTATTAGTTACAGTAACTAGATTGTACAAGTTAGGAGAAGTATCGGAAAAAACTTATTTAGATACTATTGCTACTATGATAGAACAAACACATTTAAAAACATTATGACATTACATTTACCAAAAGAAGAATTTAATAAAGAGATACAAAGATTACATTATAGAATAAATCTTTTAACAAAGCACGTTTCAAAACAAAACGAAGAAATAGAGAACCTAAAAATTACAAACAGGTTACTAAAGGCAAAAAATGAGGTATATACAGACAGACAATTAGAAAATTACTTACAAAACAAAAATTAGTTATATTTATATTATGAAAAGTAAAATTACAGAAATTAGAGAAAAAGGTACTGCACAACTAAAGCACGGTACATTTAACAAAAGTGAAGTATTTTTATCAAATGGCAACTCTTACACATTCTTAAGCAAAGGAGAGTTTAAAAAGAATGTAGGAGATGCTATAGAATACGAAGTTACAAACGAAGAATACGGAACAGCAAAACTTGTTTACATACAAGAAAAAACATATACTAGAGACAACGATACTCATAACAGTATATTAAGACAAGTAGCATTTAAAGGAGCTATAGAACTTGCAACATCTGGCAAAATAAAAATAGATGAACTAGAAGAATTTACAAATCAATTTAATAAAATATTAAAATGGAATTAACAGGAAAAATATTACAAATAGGAACTACAAAAGAGTTTGGTACAAAAGGTTTTAAAAAAAGAGATGTGGTTATACAAACATCAGAACAATATCCACAAAAGGTTTTGATAGAGTTTGTACAAGACAAATGTCAAATACTAGACAGATACAAAAAAGATGATCAAGTAAAAATAGGAATTAATATAAAGGGTAGAGAGTGGACAAACGATCATAACCAAAAAAAGTTCTTCAATAGTATTCAAGGTTGGAAAATAGAATCTAATTCGTCTATAATGCAAGAAGCAACAGAAGCAGTTACAAATGCTCAACATAACCCTGACAGAGAACCTGCAGAAGTAGCAGATGATTTACCGTTCTAATGACAGCAAAAGAAAGAAAAAAGACCCCTGTTTATTCTGGGGTTTTAAAATACTTTCCTGACGCTATTATGGAAATTGCAAAAGTTTCGTATATTGGAAATAACCAACATCATAAAGGTTCGCCATTACATTGGGATAGAAGCAAGAGTACAGACGAGCTTGATGCGCTTACTAGACATCTAATTGAAGCAGGTAAAATAGATACGGATGGTATGAGACATAGTGCAAAAGTTGCTTGGAGGGCATTAGCTAACTTACAAAAAGAAATAGAATTAGATAATAACAACTAAAATGCTAATAAACTTTGACGACCAGATAAATAAACTACAAGATATTAGGACTGGTAAAGTTAAAGAAGGTTTAAAATTAGGATTCCCAACTATAGACGAGCATTTGCGTTTTAAGTATGGGAATTTTAATATAGTGCTAGGACACGCAAATTCAGGAAAGACAACGCTAACATTATTTTTTATGTTACTATATTCAATTAAGCATAATATAAAATGGTTAGTATATTCTAGTGAAAACGAACCTTACAGTATCATTAAGAAACTAATTGAGTTTTTATCTGTCAAACCTATAAACAAAATTTCAGAAGATGAATTTAATAAACACAAGGATTTTATATATGAGCATTTCAAGTTTATTGATATTAATGAGTTACATACTTATAAGTCGCTTATTGACCTGGCTACTGTTATTAAAAATGCTTGGGATTATCAAGGTTTTCTTATAGACCCATATAATTCTTTAGTCAAAGATCGTGATACGCTTAAAGGAATATCTGGTCACGATTACGATTATCAAGCTACAAGTGAATTTAGAGTATTCTGCAAAACACATAATGTATCTATATGGCTATGTACTCACGCAGCTACAGAAGCATTAAGAAAAAAACATAATCAAAATGAAGAATATGCAGGGCATCCTATACCTCCTATGGCTAGTGATGTTGAAGGTGGCGGTAAATTCGTGAACCGTGCTGATGATTTTATGGTTATACACAGATATATTCAGCACCCAACTGATTGGATGTATTCGATGATACATATTAGAAAGGTTAAAGATATTGATACAGGTGGGCGACCAACAGGTATTGATACGCCTATACGAGTAAAAAGTATAGTTAATAATGTAGGTTTTAATATAGGAGATAGTCAAGCTGTAAACAGTACAATGGTTGAACAAATAAAACTACCATTTTGAAAACACCAGTAGAAATAGCATATCAAAAACACAATAAATGGATAGACATAGTAAAAACTTTTGGTGGATTAAAACAAACAGAAGTAGAAGATTTAGTACAAACTATGTATATGTTATTAATACAAAATTCACAAAAGGGGGTTGATTATATGTACAATGATACAGAAGTTAATTATTGGTATGTCTACAGAATTTTAAGAGGTTTGTATGTAGATTTAATTAGAAAAAAAGCAAAAGTAAAATTAATTGAATTTGAAGATATAGAGATTAGCGAAGAAGATCACAACAACTATCAAATGGTATATGAAAAAATCCAAAGCGTTTTAAAAGATATGTACTGGTATGACCGCAAAGTATTTGAAATTATAGAAGAAGGAACGAACATAAGCGAATTATCAAGAAAAAGTAATATAAGTTATTATTCACTATATAATACTTACAAAAAGGTAAAAAAAATATTAACAAAATATATAAACGTATGAAAAAACACCACCACGCATTTGAAAACCAAATTTTTGATGCTTTTAGAAAACGAGAAAAAAAGATTAAAAAATATATAACTTTTTTGAAAAAAAATGGTTATACAGTTTACGAAAAAAAAGAATTATAATGTTAGAAAAGGTTGAAGAAATAAAAAAAGCAATTAAACTTTTGGCTGTACACGGGTTTGTTATAATAGATTTAGAGGACAATATTATAAATAAATGGAATATTGATGATAAAAATAAACATAATATAGCATACAATAGAGTTCCGAAAATAAAAATATAAGACAAATATGATTGTTAACATACCAGAAAAGATAAAGAAACAATGTTGGGAGTATCTAGAAGAAAATAATATGGGCAACCGACATAGTGCTAATGGAAATAAAGAAGAACAGTTTGTAGGACTAATAGGAGAGATATTGACAAAAAAGTTATTTAAGAAAAAACATTATTTTGAGAATGGATTTGATGGCGGATATGATTTTATACATAGAACAAAAAAAGTAGATGTAAAAACAATGGGTAGGACAGTAGATGTAAAAGATTATTTTGTACATAATTTTATAGCTTTTCAAGAAACTTATAACTGTGATATTTATATATTCAACAGTTTAAACAAAAAAACTAATCAACTTAATATTTGTGGATGGATAACAAAAGCAGAACTTTTTAAAAATGCTATTTTTTATAAAAAAGGTACAGTAAGAAAAAGAAGCAATAATACTTCTTTTAAAATGAAAACTAATAGCTATGAAATCAGAAATGATTTATTAACAGATATAAAAAAATTATTATGAAACTAGGAGATAAATTAGAAACAATAATAAATATTATAACCTTTGGTAAAGGTAAGGCAATAGCTATGTGGATAGCTAACAAACTTGGCTATGAAGATTGCGGATGTAACAGGCGGAAAAATTATTTAAATGGAATTACAAGAGATGGAACAGAAACTAAATAAAGAAGAATATAATAAATGGACTGCATTTAGATCAGTACAAAACAACAAGATAACCAATAAAGAACAAGAGCTTATAGCTACTATACACGCTAAATACTTTGCTCATAAATTTTATTTACCTTGCGGATGCAGTCCTAAAGAGTGGAACAAATGGATTAAACAAATAAACGAACTGTACGAGCTTGGATATAGAAACAATACATAAGTTTGAACAAACAGTAGTTACATTTATGAATGAGTTTCAGGGATGGCAACTAGACTGGTCTGGAGGTGGATACGATCACTATGACGCTAAAGGTAAAACACCTAAAGGACACGAGTGCGTAATGGAGATGAAGTTTAGAAACAAATACTATCCTGACAAACTATTAGAAAAGTTTAAATACGATACTTTAATGAGTATGGATAGTGAAATAGTAAAGCTGTATTTAGTATCAGACCCTAAAGGAACTTATTTGTTCTGGTTAAACTATTTAGAGATGCCTGAAGTTAAAGAACTTTACTGTCCTGATACGACATTTTGGACTAAAAAGAAAGTACTAAAGAAAGTTTATTTACTTACAGAAAATATGGCAAGTATTGTAGTTCCAGAATAATTTGTATATTTATTAAAAATTGTTAATTATGAAACAAAGACAGTATCGAAGTAATCAAGGAAGAAGTCCTAAAAAACAAGAAGAAATATATAGTATAATAAAGATGGCGTTTATAGTATTTGCTGTTAGTGTTATATCTTGTATAATTATAGCTTGATGGATTTAATACAAAAACAAATCTTTGAAAGTAATTTTAATATGATTGGATACTTTCTAAAGGACGCTTACGAAAAAACTAAAGGAGATAAAAAAAAACAAATAGGTGAGCTTATAGGTTGCATAAATAAAATGTATATGTATGCCAATATGCTAGAAACTGAAAACCATATACTGAAGTCTCGTGAAGATGAAGTAAACGATCAGAAGATCAAGTGGGCGGAACGAGCAAGAATAGCAGAAGAAGTAATATTTAAAAATGATAAAACTATTAGACCAAAAGGATTATAAGAAACAAGATGTACTAAAACAAATGTATGATGATAGTTACTATTATGGTACACTAGGCAAACTTGCATTAAGTAGCAGTTCATTAAAACTCTTATTAGACAGTCCTAAAAAGTATGCTTATGTAAGTCAGTACGGAAGTCCTGAAACGCAACCATTAAGAGATGGTAGATTAATACATATGGCTATACTAGAACCAGACAAATTTCAAGAACAGATATATGTAGATGTTGCAAGTAAGAATACTAAAACCTATAAAGAAGCGTTGTCAAAGTATGGCGAAGTATATACAAGAGTAGAAAGACAAAAAGCAGAAAAGATAGCAGATGCAATATTTAGGAACGAACAAGCGTTGAAGTTAATAACTAAATGCGAGTTTGAAGTACCTGCAATAGGCAATATATGTGGATACCCATTTAGAGGTAAAGCAGATGTATTAAGTAAAAAAGGTATAGTTGATCTTAAAACAACTTCAGGAGGTATAAAGAACTTTTATCATAGTGCAAAGAAATATTTATATAGTGTACAATGCTATTTATATTGTCAGCTCTTTGATGTTACTTACGACCAGTTTAAGTTTTTAGTAGTAGATAAGGGAAGTTTAGATATAGGTATCTTTGAATGTAGCCAGGAGTTTTATAAAGACGGAGAGGAACTAACTAAAAAAGCAGTAGATATATACGAAACATTTTTTGTCAATGGTGCAGACCTAGACGATTACATTATAACAGGAATATTATGAAACAATGCACAAGATGTTATAAGTTAAAACCTTTAGAGGAATATTCTAAAGATTATACATTTTGTAAAGCGTGTAAGAGAAAAGAGTATCATACTAATCCTAAATGGAAAGAAGCACAAAATAAAAATAGAAAAATAAAATATGCTCAAGATGAAGTTTATAGGGAATTGGTAAAATGTAGATCATTATTAAAAGAAGCGTGGAATTACCCTTATAGAAATAACTTAACATTTCTAAAACTTGTAGGGTTTAAAACAATGCAGCAATTTATAGAATATATACAAAGCAAGTTTAAAGAAGGAATGGATATGAACAATTATGGTAAAAAAAAAGATAACTGGCAATTTGACCATATCATACCATTATCTTCTGCAAAGTCAGTAAAAGAAGTAAAGCTATTAATGCATTACACAAATACACAGCCATTATGGCGAGACGAAAATAACATAAAACGAAATAAAATATGAATAAAGCAAAGAAAATAGCAAGACAAGTAAACAAACTTGCAAAACTAGATGTGTTTAAGAATACACGAAAAAGAGAACACATAGAAGCAAGATCATTATTATCAATGGTACTATACAAATATGAGAAGATGAACTTACACGAAATTAAAAACTTCTATATATCAAATGGTAAATCTTCAGACCATACAACAGTTTTACATAGTATAAAGAACTGGGATATGTACACACACTATAACAGTACACTTATGGAATGGCTTACTGCTATAACTACAGATTTGGATAAAGCAAACAATGAAGCTACACGAGAACTAATAAAACTTAAAGTAAACTACATATCAAATGAAGATGTAGATGAAATAGCTACTATAATAGATTTGATGGCTAAAAAAGAATTAAGTGAAGTATAGACCTTTACCAAATCAAGTAACAATAAAAAAATCTAATATAGACGGACTAGGTTTATTTGCTATATTAGACATAAACAAAGATACGATACTAGGCATAACACACATATCTAACAATAACTTTGACAATGGTTTTATAAGAACTCCATTAGGCGGATTTATAAATCATAGCAAAACACCAAATGCTAAACTTATAAGCTGTGCAGAAAGTAGAGAAATAGAATGTGGAACGCTTATGCTACAAACAATAAAAGATATTGCAATAGGAGAAGAAATATTAGTAACATATAGAATGTATAAAGTTTAGTCAAAAATTTAATTTATTTTACGATATATAGATATACAAAGATTGATTAATCAATGTTTTTTCAATTATGGATAAAAGAATAAATAATGGTGGTAAAAGAATAGGTGCAGGTAGAAAACCTAAACAAGAAGAAAAAGAACTTATAGAGAAACTTGATAACATAATAGACAATGAAGAAGTTATTAAGAAGCTAAAAGAACTAATAGGCGAAGGAGATATAAGAGCTTTAAATTTATATATGGGCTACAGGTACGGAAAACCAAAAGAAACAAAGGACATACATATAAACGAAGATGTACCTTTATTTATTGATTGATGTTTACACAGACACAAGCAGTAAAACGTTTAAGAAAATTAGACAATAGGGTTAAGATCATAAGAGGTGGTTCTTCTGCGGGTAAGACAATAGCAATTTTAATGATACTTATTGACTATGCTATAAAAGAAAACTATAAAGAAATAAGCGTAGTAGCAGAAAGTATCCCACACTTGCGTAGAGGAGCTTTAAAGGACTTTCTTAATATACTTAAGGTTACCAATAGGTACGATGACAGAAAGTTCAACAAAAGTACCTTAAAATACGAATTTAGTACAGGTAGTTATATAGAGTTCTTTAGTACAGATCAACCAGACCGATTAAGAGGTGCAAGAAGAACTGACTTATTTATTAATGAGTGTAATAATGTTGATTTTGAAAGCTATCAACAATTAGCAGTAAGAACATCTGGAAACATATGGCTTGACTATAATCCAAGTAATTTATTTTGGGTAGATAAAGAATTAATAGGACAAGAAGATACTGACTTTATTACTTTGACATATAAAGACAATAATAGTTTGCCTGAATCAATAGTAAGAGAAATAGAGAAGGCAAGAGTAAAAGCAAAGACAAGTACTTACTGGTCAAACTGGTGGAAGGTTTACGGATTAGGAGAAATAGGAAGTTTAGAAGGTGTTTGCATACCTGACTGGAAATCTATAGATAATATACCAGAAGATGCTAGATTACTTTGTGCAGGTCTCGACTTCGGTTATTCATTAGACCCTAGTACATTAATATACTTATACAAGTGGAACGAATCATATATCTTTGATGAAGTACTTTATAGAAAAGGAATGTTAAACAGAGATATAAGTAGATTTCTAAAAGACAATAACATAACTACTCATTTGTGGGCAGATTCAGCAGAACCAAAAAGTATTAGTGAGATAAGAGCTTATGGTCATAAGATAGCAGGAGTTACTAAAGGTAGAGATTCAGTTATATATGGAATCAATCTAATAAATCAGAATGAGATATATGTAACATCAAGATCAAAGAATTTTATTAAAGAACTTCAGGGCTATGTCTGGGCTAAAGACAAAGAGGGTAATAATATACAGAAACCTACAGGTGCGCATCCTGACTGTATTGATGCAGCTCGATACGCTTTATTAATGCAATTACAAAATCCTAATAGAGGTAAATACACGATACAATAATTAGATTTGTTTTATTAACATATTTTAATATCTTTGGTATATGAAAACAAGATTACTTACAAACAAACAAAGGAACTCTTTTAGATTAGATGTAGTAAACAAGGGTAATTATAACTCTTATTACTTCAAGACAAAACAGGAAGCATTAGAGTTCCAAAAAAAACTTTAAAAAAAAGTTATTAAAATTTGTGTATAACTAAAAAAGTTGTATATTAGCAGTAATAAAACAAAACATTATGGAAACAAAATTTAGAATTACATTTAACCCTAAAAGCTTTGGAGAAGGTTTTTTCTTAAAGGATAGAGCTGATCTTATAGTTGTGCTAGACGCTTGGACAGTACAAAAAGCTAAAGAGTTGTTAGAATCTCAAGGAATAGACGTTAGGTCAATACAACGACTTTAGAAACAAAACAATGAAAAGAAATACTACAGTTAGTTACAAAGGTTTAAGTGATAGTATCGAATTATCAGTAGATTACTATTTAGAAGAAGGTTGTAAAGGAGATTACTTCACACCACCTACAGAATCAAGAGTTACGATTTCAGCTGTTTATGTTGGAATAAAAAACAAAGAAGATATAATTGATTTAATAGATCAAGATATAGTAGAAGAATGGGAAGAACAAATACTAAAAGAATACGTATGAAAAAGTTTATAGAAAAAATTATATTAAGTGATGCATTTGTAAAGACATTTATTTATCTTTGTGCTATAGTGTTCACTTTAATATTTACAATCCAACTCGTTTAGTTTTTTAGGTTAGTTGTTATTAGTTGGTTGATAGGAGGTCTCGAAAGGGATCTCCTTTTTTTTTGTATTATTCTAAAATCGCTTTTAATTTTCGATATATATATATGAGAGTTAAAGTTACGATACCTAATTATTTGTCAGAAATCACTTTAAGGCAATATCAGAAGTTCTTAAAAATACAAGAACAGAACGAGAATGAATCTTTTTTAGCTTCTAAAATGATGGAGATATTTTGTGGTATAAAGTTAGGAGATGCTATGAAAATGAGAGCTACTGATGTAAATAGAATAACATCTATACTTGCAGATATGTTTGAGAAGAAACCAAACCTAGTACAGAAGTTTAAAATGAATGGAATAGAATATGGTTTTATACCTAACCTAGACAATATGAGTTTAGGAGAGTATGTCGATTTAGATAACTATTTGTCTAAATGGGAATCTATGGAATATGCTATGGCTGTTCTATATCGACCTATTACAAACAAACTAAAAGACAAATACATAATAGAGGAGTATAAGGCAAAAGATCAAGACATAATGAAGGATATGCCAATGGATGCAGTATTAAGTAGTATGCTTTTTTTTTACCGTTTAGGAATCGACTTGTCGAAAGTTATGATGAATTATTTGGAGCAGGAGGAGGTAACGAACTCACATCTACAGGACAGTTTGCGACAAAGTGGGGTTGGTATCAATCAATTTACGCACTCTCTCAAGGGGATATTACAAGAGTTAAACATATCACTAAATTAAATTTACACGAATGTTTATATATGCTATCGTTTATGAAAGATAAAGCAGACACAGAAGCAAGACAAATAAAAAATAAAATTAAATGAGCAATCAAGGAATAAGAGGGTTTTATCAACTAACTGAAACAATAAAAGACCAGTTACTAAACGACATAAATGTCAATACGGTAACAACAGGAGATATTACTAAAGTAGATTTATCTAAACAAACTATATTTCCTTTATCGCATATAATCGTAAATAGTGTTACAGCTCAAGAGCAAGTATTAAGTTTTAACATAACTGTTATGTCAATGGATATAGTTGATATAGACAAAGAAGCAACTACAGACATATTTGTAGGTAACGACAATGAGCAAGATATACTTAATTCTCAATTAGCTGTACAGAACAGATTAATACAACTACTTAAAAGAGGTAATTTATATAGAGACAAATATCAAATGGAAGGAGACCCTACTTGTGAACCTTTTTATGAAAGATTTGAAAATCAATTAGCAGGATGGGCTTGTACAATGGATATACTAATAGAAAATGATATAAGCGTTTGTTAATGAATTTAAAA